GGGTAGAAACATTTGCAAGTTCTTTTTCGAATCCAGCATAAACCTCTGTTATTTTAGAGATTCCTTTAACTAATACACCAACAGAAACAGCAGCAGCAGCAAGTGCAACATTTGCCTTTGAAAAACCAGCAAACATCAAACCACCAGTTGAAGTTGCAGCAGCTCCTGTAGAATTAAGGTCTCCTTTTATATTCTTTGTTGCTCTATCAACTACCCCTGACGCTTTGTCTATTACTACGTATTCTTGTTCGATTCGTCTTGCCATCTGTTTCCTCGCTCTGTTTTGATATGTAAACGCTCAAATACAGTAATATTTTCCTCAACGTCCCTACTTTGTCCTCAACCCCTTCTAACTCAATTATTGATATAATTGAATCTGCATTAAATCCTGCCATTGGATTGACAAAGGAGTTTTGATAAAAGGTAATTAATTCCATAACTTCAAAATTCGCAGGTAATACCAAGACAAATCCACATCTAACACAATCTGGTTTTTTCCCAGAAAACATCTCTTTTGTTATTAGGCAATCCTCACAACTTATTTCTCTTGCTTTGTCTCCTTTCCAGGTTGCGAGGTCGATAAGTTTTTTACTTCTTCTTCCTTAACTACCTGTGCCTTTAATGATATTACATGAGAAACAACCAAACTCTGTAATTCCGTATCTTGTTCAAATACTTTCTTCTTATTTTCATCATTACATTCAAGGGGTTTATCATCTTTTGAATCAAGAATACCTTTCCAGTCTACAACGCAACTCATAAAGATATCAAATAGTTGTGCGATTCCAAATTGATTAGAACTTGGAAGTTTTGATAGATGTAAAATTGAAAAAGCTCTTACCTTAATCTTAACGTCTTTGTCATTTTCAAATGGGGTAAACCATTCATCCTTTCTTTGAACTGTATCAAATTTTCTCATTATTCATCTCCAAAATGTTTTCTTAAAATTCTTGCTGTTGGTAATCCACATTTAAAACAATCAGGTGGAAGACCACTTCCTGACTTACGTGTTTCAACACAAGTGAGACAAGTCATATCTCTTTTAAAATACCACACTGAAAACGCAAGAAAATCATAAAGATTACAGTCCAAAAACTTTGTCATTATTTGACGAGGTGACATTATTCTGTCATTCCTCTCAAATGTGAATCGTTTTTTTGGCATTATACTGCCCTCTTTTTGATTAATTGTTATCAGGGATATCTTGCAAGTGGACCATTACCTGTTACAGACATTGTGAAAGAAACCACAGAGTTGTTATCGCTAGTGACATTATAACTGTCAATATACAATCCAGCTTCTGAATCTTCTACAAGATCACTTGCAAAATATGTCGTGGAATCAACGTAGAATCTCAAGTTGTTAATAAGAGTTCCCTCTTCAGCAGCTGTAACAAGAGTTGTTTGAGAAGCATCATCAAGATCAAGGTGACCCCCAATAGATGCAGTCCAACTCTGCATACCTCTACAGAATTTATTCCACGTGTCCCCAAAGGATGTGATATCCAAGGTTTCATTTTCAATAGTGAAATCAAATGAAGTCATTCGAGCAATTGTCACTTCATCAAGCTTGATTCGACTATCGCGTCCTAATTTTACTGGGCACGCCATATTCTTGCCTCCTTGTTAATTTAATTTACTACAGTTCTTGACAATACTTAATCATTATAATGGTATCACATAACGCTCTCATATTGTCAGTTCCTCCTGGAGTGATAACTACATCTCCAAGAAGGGTATTATCCGTATATGTCCAGTCCGTTGAATATAGAAAAGTTTCCATATCTTCAGCAAGATCATAAATAGGATCATAATTATTTAATTGAACATCTGCGAATCCATACAGATATACACTCATATTCCTTAATCTATTATCATCGTAATACTCTTGATCTTTTTCATCTCCAATCATAACAAAACTTATGGCAGGTCTTTGGACAAAATCATCAAATCCCATTATCCCGTGAACAATCTCAACTGGATCTGTAAAATACCCACGCCCAGATTGTATTTTGGATAGATCAACTTTCAATTGATTAAGAATAGCTTTTCGATTTGCCATTAATCTAATTCCTTTATTACTGACTCTGTTATGATCGTTTTAAACTTTTTAAGATTTTCCATAACTGCAGGATTCAAATATGGTCTTGCTGGTATGGTAACACTCGGAACCTTCACCCAACTTCCACCTATTTGAAATGTTAGATATTTACCAGACTTTGCTCTGATAGTTCCGCCCATCTCTTGTATCCCTGCATAAACCTCATCTGAAGAAAGAGTAAAACCAGGATTTTTACCTGATTGAAAATCACCCCTAATTGAATCTCGTAGGTTACCTGACTTGACTTTGGGTTTACCTGGTGTTCCAAATGATTTCTTAACTGCTTCTTGTGAAACCTTCATTGACTCTTCAACACCAGATGCAAGACCTGATCGAACTAGATTTGACATAACCCCAAGATAAAACTCACTATTTGGAGACAACTTTAAATCAAATTTGAATCCTACTTTTTGTTTTTTTGCCATATCAATATATCGAGTTCAATCTGTAAAAGTTTAAAACACCAACTGTTGATCTTAATAATCCTGGGGGAGCGTAATCTGAGGTTCCGTCGGAGAGAGTTTTTGAAATAACATCAAAGTCTTTTCTATGTTTATATCTACGTGCTGCTTCTTCAATTGCTACTTGTTTTAGGTCTTTGGGGATGCTTTCGTAACCAGCTACATAAGAAATTTTAATTGATTGATCAGACTTTGCAATTCTTTCACTTTTAAATACAATATATTTTCCATCAACTATTCTGTAGTTTGCTGCATCTAATAGTGTATCTGTTCCCCAAACCCATTCCGTATCGTTGTGGATTGAAGTGACTGAAACTATAGGAACGTTATTAACAAATAGATGTTCTGAATCTTCACCATCATAAAATTCAGTATAGCTTTGATCCTTAAATGATTCTCTACCGCAATGTCTCTCAAAAATAACTGTAACTCGATCACAGAGATCCTCAATTAGATCATCGTCCAATTGTCTTGAACCAGTCATACCTATGAAATTCTTTACTTCATCAAGAGTGCATAGAGTATCATTTTCGACTGCCATTATTTAGTCCTCACTTTTGCGGGTTTTGTTATTGTCTGTGATCTCATATATACAAATGAACAACCGCAAACTTTACATCTACTTACCATTTTTTCATTTTTATGCCCGTTAGAGCAAATATATACTTTCTTATCTTTATCAATCATAGTGAATAAGGGGACCTCAATTAAGAGATCCCCCAACCCCGCTTAAACCACCATCTGGCAGAAAGCTGCTCCGTTCCATGGTGCCCCATGCCACCTTGTCACGACTCTAAAACGAGTTTGATACTCTAGAAATTTTCCAAATTGATCAACTTCTAGGGTAATTCCACCCTTTCTTCGAGCAATGATATAGTTCTTAAGATCACCGAAGACTCCGATATATGCTCCAGCAGTTGAATCAGAAGGCATATCCTCTACTAATGCATAAGGATATTCCCAGATTTTTGCAGGATCTCCACCAGAAGCTGGCGACCAAATTGCATTACCCGCACCATCGACCATTACTCTTACATAATGGAAGAGTTGTCTATTAAAATAGAACTTTGCATTGGGTAATTTGTTTGTTGAAAGTTGAGAAATACAATTAGAAAGCAATTTCCAATCCATTCCAGCAATTGTGTTGGTTAAGGTTTGAACCTCATTGATACTCGCAGAACCAAATAGAGCAGTAAACTGTGTTCCATTAAATACTTGAGAATCAATTTCTTGAGCGATGCTTTGTGCATACAGACTGGTCAACCATGACACAACGTCGAAAGCTGAATCTTCCAGAAGCTCATTAGATGCTGTTGAATAAGCACCCAACTTTTTAGGAGTTAAGTTCAACTCCCCAACAGTAGGATCTGAAGCAGCTAGTGCAGTTGCCTCATCTTTCCAACTTACAGACACGGAAGCATTTTCTGTTGGAATATGAATACTATCTGTTGATACGTCGATGACTCTTGCTTCTTGAAGGGCGACGGATTGAAGTCTTGCGAAACCCAATAACTCGTTTACATACTCCGGGAAAACTAAATACCCACCCTGAGTTGTTGTGGTTTCATTCATTGCTGCCTTTGCCATACCGTTGGTGCGGAACTTCTCCAGGAAATCAATGAAGAATTTAGCAATCGCTTCTTTCTTGTTATTGTCTGCTATTGCCAGTTCAACACCTTGAGATTGAAGATCGTAACCTTTATAAATGGCAGTAACTTGTTTATCTTCTCCTGGAATGACCAGAGAAACGTTTTTGCCCTTCATTTTTTCCAGAGATTCCATACGGGTTTTTAATTCCGCATTTTCCTCAAGTAATTTTGCCACAGCTTCATCAGCAATAGATTTTTCTTCCTTACTGTCTGCAGCTAACTGGGGAAACATCTCCAGAAACATTTTACGTAACTTCTCTTGATTTACTTTAAACTTGTCCATTAGGACCTCCATCTGACTCGAATAGATTTAACAACTCGTCTACTAGGTTTTCTATAGAATCGTCATTAGACTTTTCAGTCAGACGTTCATCGAAAATCCAATCAAAAAGATCGTTGTCATTTTCTTTTTGATTTATATCGGTTGTGGAAGCTATCTTTTGTCCACATTTATCGCATACATTTAAAGTTTGTTCTGATTCTAGTTCATCGACCAGATTTGCGAGCACTACTGCTTCTAATTCTTCCAAACATTCATCCGCAATCATCTTATCAAACTCTTTATCTACCTTATCAAATTCTTCCAGCTGTTTATCCAATTCGTTATCAACCTCCAACTCTTCGAGATAAATTTTCAACTCATTCAACTCTGCCTGGTCAATTACGTTGTCAGATATAGCTTTTTGCATCGATTTACTTTGAATGATTGCTTCAGGGTTTGCAGGAACTGAAACGATACTGGTTTCAAGTAGCTCACTTGCAGGAAAATGATATCCACCTTTCTTCTCATCGTATTTCGCAACTTGCCAGTCAGGTTGAAATCCAATGCTTAAGGTGTTCATATAACCACCCTTAATAAGTTTGTAAATACTATCACCCAAGGAACTAATTTCAGGTTCAGGGAATTTAATATCCATCATTAATTTCTTGTCTTCTTTCCAAACTTTCTCTGCTTTTGCAATAGGAGGTGCTCTGTGGTCGTGAGAGAATAAAATCACAGGATTCTTTTTGAATTGTCTTATGTCAATACCTTCTTTTGCAGTTTTCCCAACAACAACCACGTCTCCATCACGGTCTTTCACTTCTTTACTGGCAATAGCAGTGATAGTTCGTTTTTCTTCATCTGAAGACTTTATTTCAATGTTAGTTGATTTAAATATTTTTTTATCTTTCATAATTACCCCATTTACGTTTTATTCATCTCACAAAGAGAAGCTTCCATTAAAATTGAATGAACTGTGGTTTTAACCAACTTGTATGCTGCAGTCCTGACTTGATTATAGACTTCTTTCACTCTTTCTGCTAGTTCCTCAATACCCTCTTCCTTATCAAATCCTTCTTTTAGTTCTGCAGTTAACTTTTTGAACACTGTTTTGTTGACACCTAAAATCTCATTGACCTTTTTCATCAACAATTCTTTATTAAAAATCAATTCATCAACTGACTCTCCTGCGTCTTCAAGTCCAATCTTCTGACCTGTTTCAACAGCATCCCTCATATAAGGTGTCATATTCTTGACAAATCGACGATCCTCATTTTCAAAAATTGAAATTTTGTCAATTAATGTGGTAATATCGACTGTTTTGTCCTTAAAAGCGTATAATTTCTTCAATATCTTCGATCTTTGTTGATAATAGTAATTTTTATAAACAGGAAACGCTCCCTGTGTTATTTTTGTGGTTTCAAGGTTAACAATATTAGAAAATCTACCTTTAGATTCTTTCTCATCATCAGAGTTGGATTCTAGGTCTTCTAACTCCCGAATTGGTTGATTTAGATCAACTGCCTCTAATGGAACTAGATTATAGGATATATACTGACGATCACCTTCTCCATCCTCATCAAATCCCAAATTGAATCTGGAATTTAGTTCATTCCTTGAGAATCCCATTGCAAATAAATCTCT